TCAATGAACCAGAACCACCTTACACCGATTGGAGGCAATCATGAGATTAGGCGTACTATGTTCAGGATCAGGGTCAAACTTTGAAAATATAGTGCGAACGTGCCACCAAGACGAAGTTGTGGTAATGATTCATAATAAAGAGAAATGTGGAGCAGCAAGAAGAGCAGTTAAGTTTGGTATACCTCATTCATATATTGGACACAAACACGAACAGAATATAATTAGACTACTGGAAGCATGGCATGTAGACCTCGTAGTATTAGCAGGATGGATGCGAATTGTTACAAAAGACCTCATTAACGCATTTCCTGATAGAATAATCAACGTACACCCTTCTTTACTACCTAAGTATAAGGGGTTACATGCAGTAGAACAGGCAATGGAAGCAGGTGAAGAATATACTGGTGCCACTGTCCACTACGTAACCGAAGAACTAGATGGTGGTCCTATCATCATCCAGTCAAAAGTCCCTATATTAAAAACAGATGATGTTAAGTCACTTACCAAAGCGATTCAGCGACGTGAATACGCAATCCTTCCAGAGGCAATTAAGTATGTTAAGCACAAGTTACAGGAACCGAATAGTGGATATATGTTGCAGGATGATATCTACGGATGGAACGGTAGACCTGAGCGAGAGAATATGGATGAACAAGTTGTGCGAGCATAACAAGTCAGCCAGTTCCTTAGCGGGAGCTTTATTATGTCCTGATTATATTGAACATGACTATGAGAAATGATCTTTGGAAGAATTACAAAGAAGCATTATGGGAAACCTTTCCCGACTTTGAAAGACAACCTATCTGGGCAGACTGGACAGGTAAGAAAAACACAAGATTAAAAGCAACGGTTTACACACATGAGTACTTTATCAAGAGTAGGGAAGTCGATATTTGGGATGACACCTCCTGCATCTATAACAACATCCTATATCCTAAGACTGGGGCAAATGGTTGGGCAGGTAGCCTTCCCTGTTTTGGCATGGATCTTATGGGATTTAGTCAGAACAAGGTAATCATTGTTTTTGACTTTCAGCATCCAGTAGAACATTACTTGATGTCTGTACCTGGTTTACCTAAAGCAGAGAAGGACTATAGATTCTTTGAGATGGGTAATCATTTTTCTGAGAATATCTTTGTTAGGTACTGTAAAATGGATGAGGTGGATGACCACCTTGACATGTTCAAGAAGTATCTGCTAGAATACAAGAAACTTATAGAGTGGGAAACACCTGACGGCACTGATGCTACTGAGACATATAGGGATTTTGATAACTATATGACAAGACTTGATCCAGTTGGTCCTTATCTTGCTGGTAAGTTTGGTAAGGAAAAGTCAGAGCAATTAGTGAAAGGATTTTTATTTAATTATGGAAGTGAAAGCGAACCCGAACAACAATCCTGATAAACTTCATAGGATTATCATTAAGCACCCTGCATTGACTGAGGGTAAAGTTAAGAGTGTCTATGAAGTAGATGCACATAGGGTCATGATCAAGTATCATGATAAGGTTACTGCATTTGATGGTAAGAAGAAGTCTAAACCTGAAACTAAGGGTAGACTTTGCTGTCTTATATCAGCACTACTCTTTGAGTATCTGGAGAAGCAAGGTATAAGAACTCACTATATTGATTGCCCTTCTCTTGACACCATGCTATGTAAGAAACTTACTATAGTACCAGTTGAGGTTATCGTTAGAAATATTGCTGCTGGTAGTATCGTTAAGAATACTAATATGAAGGAAGGTACAATCATATCACCAGAACTTGTAGAATATTTCTTGAAGGATGATTCTCTAGGTGATCCACTACTTACACAGGATCGTTTAAGACTGATGGGTATTGATCCAGAACCTATGTACCATATTGCAAAAGATATTAACCTACACCTACAACAGATGTTTACCCTTCTGGGTCTTGATCTTGTAGATTTCAAACTAGAGTTTGGATATGATGTTCATGGTGATTTATTTGTTGCTGATGAGATCAGTCCTGATTCTATGAGATTGTGGGAGAAAAACAGTGGTATGAGTAAGGATAAGGACATCTTTAGGAAGTATGGATCTGATGAAGCACTCATAGCAGCATATGGTGACATACTAAAAGGACTTAGGCAGTTCGCTGTCTAAATAATCCAGTTTGACCAAAAATAATGACTGCACTGATTGACCCAAAAAAATATACTAAGACACTTGACCTATTGAGGTCATTTTTTTTGTCTAAAGGTTTCCTTGAAGTTCATACCCAGAACCGTTTAAGTATCCTTGCTGCTTGTGAAGATCCAGAAACCGTAGCAGTATACAATTACGGTGGTAATGTCTGGCCACTACCACAAACAGGACAGATGTGGTTGGAGTATGAACTACTTAAGAACCCTGAAGCACCAGGATTCTTCTGCTTATCTACTTCATATAGAGCAGAACCAAACCCTGTTCCAGGAAGACATGAAACAATCTTCCCTATGTTTGAGTTTGAAATGCACGGTGGTGTAGAAGAACTTGAGAAGATGGAGATTGAATTATGTGAACATCTAGGTATACCATTAGATCAAGAGAACATCAAGACCTATGGTGAATGGCAGGACAAATATAAAGTACGTGAATTAGATCACGGACATGAAGCTGCCATTGGTAGAGGTATGATTACAGAATTTCCTGAATGGACATCACCCTTCTGGAACATGTCTAGGAATGGAGATGGTACTAGTAGAAAGATTGATGTAATCTTAAATGGTATGGAAACTATTGGTTCTGCTGAACGTAGTACTGATAAAGAACAAATGAGAGACACCTTTCATACAATCTCTGAAGGTGGGTATGCTCAATTACTCTATAGAAAATTTGGTAAGGAAAGAGTAGAGAAAGAACTTGAAGACTTTCTTTCCTTTGATTTCTTCCCCAGATCTGGTGGAGGGATAGGAGTTACACGTATCATGCAAGCGATCCCTGATTAGGGATCCCATTGTGAGGTGGCGAAACGGTAAACGCTCTAGTCTGTTTAACTAGTGTTCCTGGCGGGACTTGTAGGTTCGACTCCTACCCTCACAGTTTTAAAAATAATATTTATGGAATATAAACAAACACCACCAGCAAAAACATTCAATGGTATTAGTGTCTACCTATTACGTGGTGCATTAGGACCACATTATATGAAAGAGTGGACACCAGAACAAATAAAAGAGTATGAGGACTGGATGAAAGAGAACATGGCTTGACAACTCCTTCAGGGTGTGCTATAAATAGTATATCGGCCTAATTAACCGATACGGGAGTGACTGAATAAACTTACTGGCATATAGCTGGTTAAGGTGATGAGACACAGGTGGTGCTGCTTCCCCCAAGGAAGAATCGACTTACCAGTCGGGTCTCAGGCAGGGATGATTTCTAAACTGTAGAAATGCCCATCTCTTGTTGGTACACAGGAATCCAACCTCCCACCCTAATACAACACAATAATACGGAGAATACGTATGTCATTTGCTTCTTTAAAGAAGTCCTCTTTCCAAGATCTACTTGCTAAGGCAGATAACCTTAATAAGTCCGAGGCCAAAGGTCCCGATGAGCGTCTATGGAAACCAGAGGTAGACAAAGCAGGTAATGGTTACGCAGTAATCAGATTTTTACCAGCACCCAATGGTGAAGACCTACCATGGGCACAAGTTTGGACACATGCCTTCCAAGGACCAGGTGGATGGTATATTGAGAACAGTCTAACGACTTTAGGCAAAAAGGATCCTGTTTCTGACTTGAACAGGGAACTCTGGAATTCTGGTGGTGAAGGTTCTCCACAGAGAGCACAAGCACGTAACCAGAAACGTAAGTTAAACTATTACAGCAACATCTATGTTGTTAAGGATAGTGCAAACCCTGAGAATGAGGGTAAAGTCTTCTTGTACCGTTATGGTAAGAAGATCTTTGACAAGATCATGGAATCAATGCAACCAGCATTTGAGGATGAAACACCAGTAAACCCATTCGATCTTTGGAAGGGTGCTGACTTTAAACTCAAGATCACTAAGGTAGCAGGTTTCTGGAATTATGACAAGTCTGAATTCGATACAGCATCTACTCTAGGTGGTTTCTCTGACAAAGAGTTAGAGGGTATCTGGAAGCAAGAGCATAGTCTATCAGCATATACTGCTGAAGATCAGTTCAAGTCTTATGAAGATCTCAAGGAACGTCTTGATAGAACTCTTAAGGCATCATACAAACCTGATCCTGAGACAGTCGATGAGGAAGTTGAAATTCCTACTGCACGTCGTACCTCTGATGAACCAGTCAAGGTTGCGAGTGGAGACGATACACTATCCTACTTTGCGAAATTAGCGAACGAGGATTAATATGTGGAATTTTTTCCAATGGGCATGGAACCTCTCGTGGGGTGATGGAATTGCTCTCTTAGTATGTTTATTTGTATTTTACTACGGTAAGAAATGGATAGACAGTCAATTCGGTTCTCTGAATAAGAGACAGAAGAGAGAGATGAAAGCCTTAGTACGAGAAGCTATGGATGAGTGGACGGCAGGAGTATCCTACCTCACTCCGAATGAAGGTAAAGGGCGATATTATTGTTCTAAACCTGACTGTGAAGGTGTCCTATTCGAGAAATAGA